CCCGACGGTCGCGGCGAGCGCGAAGTAGAGCAGGATGGCGGCGAGCACGGCGCCAACGGACAGAAACAGGCTGCCGCCAGCCACCGCGAGGAGTGCGACGATGGGCGGTGTCGCGCTCCCCGCGGTGTCCCCGCGTGGGCCCTGCACAACCGCGCTACCCGAGAGAGAGGCAAGAGCGCGCCCTTGGCTGGTCAGGGCTTTCTGTGTCATTGGAACGCCCCTTGGCTGGCGAGCCACAGGACGGCGCCGGTGCGGAATTCAGACCAGTAGACGCGGCCAGCGTAGGCGGCACGCCAGAGGCCGGAAGCCTCAAGGGTGAGAGTGGGGAGCATCATGCGTACTCCCGCTCTTGAGCGAGTTCGCGGGCGCTGGCTTCGGCTTCAGGAAAGCGATCCCGAAAGAGGTAGGTCCAAAAATCGGGGGTGTTGAGAAGCTGCGCCTTCAGCGCCTTGAATTGGGCATCGCTGATATCGTGCCAGCGGCCGTCTGCGAAAAGGATGCGGATGCCTGTGATTTCCGCGTTTCCGTCAGCATCAGCATGGACGTCGATCTCGAGTTCCGTCTGATCGTCGTCGCTAAGCGTCCATTCCGCGAGAATGTAAGTCATGGCCATATTCCCGATCCGTCTTCGCCGTCATTGCGTCATCATCTGAGGCGGATCATATATCACAGCGTGTGAATAGGTCAACAAGAAAAATCACAACCTGTGACTAAAATTTTTGTGGCACGCATCGCCCACACTTTGCTATTCACGTTTTGTTCCGAACGTGTTAGGGTGGTAAATAGCTTGCGTACAGTCGCGCTAGGGGTAAGTCTGTGGGGGTAGACGCTTTGCGACTTCGGCGCCGATTTTATAGAGGAGGCCGGAGATATCGCCTGCGTAGATCCAGTCTAGAGTGATGTTGTATGTGTCACGCAAGGCCAACGCATGCACTATATTCGGCAAGCGCTTGGCATTTTCGTATTGATTGTACGTATTGCGAGCAATGCCTGCCAGGTCCGCAAATTCGGACTGATCTTTACCTAGCACACCCCGGATCAACACAAGACGCGCAGCAGTCTCGCGTTGTAGATGCTCAAGATTTGGGTTCCGGGGCGCCATCAGCAGCCATTACGCCCGATATTTCGCTAGTGCAATGCCCCCGTTCACGTAGGCGGAACGGATTCTTAATCCCGCGGTTGACTCTTATCACAACCTGTGACATGCTAGGGGCATGACGATGAAACGCACCCTGAAGACGGTCGACGAGATCATCGACGCATTCGGCGGCAACTCCGTCGTTGGGCGTTGGTTGAGCGTTGGCCCGAACGCCATTTCGAACTGGCGCATCAGGCAGGACATTCCGTCGGGGTACCACCTGCGGATTTGGCTGGAGGCTCAAGAGCTAGGGTATCGCATCGATCCCAAGCTATTCGGCGTCCACTACTGGCCGCCGCTGAAGTCGTTTCATGACCGCGAAGTAGCCTAAGCGGCCTCGTCACGTAATGCGTTCTTGATCGCCCATGTTGGGGCGTAATGCACTTTCGTACGGGGAACGCATGTGCAACTCGTCCGTGGACTGATTCTCAGACGCCGGACATCTCAGTTGGCTTTCTTGGGGTCGATTTTGGGCGCAAGCCCATGTTCCGCAAGAAAGTTAAAAAGGCCGACGGCCAGCCCCTGAGCACCGTCTGCTGGCATTGTGAGGCGAGTAACGACGACGTGGCTAACGGGGCCCGGTGTCGTGGTGTGGTCGACCCGAGCGGAAGTGAATGTGATGGAAACGACGCCATTGCGAAAGAAAAAGCCGGCTGCGAGGTCCGCAAAAACTTCTGGCGAAAGCGGCGTGTCCACCACCGCCATACCAGAGGGGCGCGGCGGGTCGTCTTCGGATTGGGCCGTCATGCGCAATGCTCCTGGAGAGAGGGTTTGGGTTTCGAGTGATCAAGGGCGCACGTGGGCTGCCGCGCCCGGTCCGGAGAGTAGCAGCCATGTCTGAGTTCGGGAATTCAGCAGCGTGTGCGTATCCACCAACAGAGGAACACTATGGGTACAGCACCGCCCTCTGGCAGCCGCTTGTCGGGCCAGATGATCGGCGCGGGGCTCGCGATCGGCGCGGCTCTAGCGCTTTGTGGCATCTCTGCCACACTGAACTATCGATTTGGTTTCTCGCTCGGCCGCACTGAGTCGGACGGGCAGGTTTATGGTCTCGCAGCCGTGTGCGCGGATGGCTTGAAGGCGCTGGCGCCGTTCATGGTCTTTGCGGCATGGCGTACCAAGGCGCGGTCGCACTTCGCCGCGGCGCTCGCCGTGTGGGCTGTGACCACTGCGTTCGCCCTCGCCGGCGCCGTCGGCCATCTCTCGCTCAACCGGACAGAGGTTACCGCGAAGCGCGAAGTCGCCTCAACCAACTACAGCGATCTGCGCGACGAGCAGAAGCGGCTCAAGCAGCAAATCGCCTGGATACCTCAGCACCGCGCCGCCGCTTCCATCGAAGCGGATATGGCGGGCCAGCGGCTCAACCGCATTTGGACGGCGACCAACGCCTGCGCGGATGCCACGGCCCCCGCTTCCCGCGAGTTTTGTGCCGGGTATCAGCGTCTCGCCGCCGAACTTGGTTCGGCAAAGGAGACCGGAGCCCTGCAGCACCGCCTAGACGCCCTCACGGATAAGCTGGGGGGCTTGGGTGGCGCAGTCGAAGCCGACCCGCAGGCGCAGGCCCTCTCGCGGTTGTCGAGCATCGACGTCGCGATGGTGCAGACGCTGCTCATGCTGCTGTTCGTTGGTCTCCTCGAGATCGGTTCAGGTCTGGCCCCCTACGCAGCGGTTGCACTGATGCGCGCGGCGGTGCCCGTGCCTGCAACCGAGATCGAGATTGCAACCCACGCTGCAACCGTCTCCGTCCCATCGGTTGCAGTCGTCGAAACGGTTGCAGCGCCTGCAACTGAGACTGCAACCAAGGCGCCGGACAAGGATGACGGCCCGCTGCCGCCGCCCGCTCCTGCTGTCCTGAAGTTCCGGCCCCTGTCGTCGATCCCTTCTGCATCCGAGCGCCGGGCTGCGGCCCTCTCGGACATCAAGCGGGTGCTGGCGACTGTCGGCGTCATCCCTGCCGAGAAAGTCCTCGCGCAGGCATGGGGCGTCGAGAAGTGGACGGTCAACCGTTGGCTGCGCTCGACGCCTTTCCAGGCTGTCTGCCAGCGTGAGCGCGTAGGCAAGTGCATTCGTATTACGGGGGTTTCAGAAGCTGCCGCAGCCTGACGGCCACTGCAGGCGAGGCGCAATCTGGGCCTTGTCTGGCTGACGTCTGCAGTGGGTGTTCTGCGCACGGACTGATGTGGGGCTTATCGAGGGGGTAGCGCCGTAGCCGAGGGGCCTGGAGCGGATCCAGAGCGCGCGCCACAGACGAGTGACCTGCGGGACTGAAGACTTTGCAGGGAGAGCGCCAACCGGCCTCTCCCGCCAGCCCTAGACCCAAGCGCAGCGAACCTGCGCTTCGTTCTGAGGCTACGAGGGGAAGGGGGAAGCCATGAACCCGACAACAAAGGTCGCCTACGACATCGGCGTCACGGCCGCGGCGCTGCTCTACGTGTTCGCCTTCGTGAAGGGCGTGCAGTTCTTCATCGGGGAAACCGGCGCCAACGACCTGCGCATGCTGTTTTGGCTGGCAATTGCCGGGCTTGCGGTCTCGGCCGGGGCGCGATGGCTGCATGCCCGATACCGCGCAACGCTGTTTCGAAAAGCGTGAAGGCCTCGCTCTGCCACAAGCGAGGCCTTCGGATCTGAGCAGAGAATTCACAGTCTCATTGGGTGCCACCCCGACAGAGACCTCTACATTTGGTGCAACATGCTTGTAGCAGATACCAGCGGCGGATGCAAGTCAAAGACGCCAATTAAGGTGTTCGCGCGCACCGTTTCCAAGCGCGCAATTACCTGGGCTTACGGCTGGCACCTGATCAGCACCCAGCGCGCGCAGCGCATCATCAACCGTTACAGGCTGTGGAGCGCGTGATGATCGGACACAACCGCGCCAGCTTTGATCAGATCGTCGAGGAAAGCCTCCTACGGGGCATCTACCTGTGCCACCTGCAGGCGCTGGTGAATTGCATCAAGGATCCGCGCCTGGAGCCTCGCCACCGGCTCGTTCTTGCGCAGATCGTCGAGTATACGAACGCGAACACGGGCATGGCCTACCCCGGTCGGGCACGCCTCGCTGCGGATATCGTCAACTACGACAGCGCCGGCCATGAAAGGCAATACACCGAGGCGACAATCGCTTCCACGATCAGCGAACTGATTGAGTTCAAGTACCTTGTGCAGGACCGGCGCGCGCCAGAAAAAGGGCGCCGAGCGATGGCCCACTACGCTGTTACCAAGCCATCACTAGAAGACCTGCAATCGGAAATCGCCAAGTGGGTGAGCACCATCCGCAAGGAGCCGAAGCGCGCTTTCCCACGCGGGGAACAGACGTCTTACGTTGACACGGGTGTCAACGTTGACGCGGGCGCTAACGTTGACGCGGGTGTTAACGTTGACGCGGGTGTCAACGTTAAGGCGGATGTCAACGTTAGACATCATAAGGTTGACACGGGTGTCAACGTCAGACCCTCTAACGTTGACACGGGTGTTAACGTTGACACGGGTGTTAACGTTGACACGGGTGTCAGACAGGAACTGGTAAAAGAAAATAATAATAATATACCCCCTACCCCCTTAGCGGCTGGCTCGGCACCAGACACTGCGCCGGCACCCCTTCCCGCCCCTGAGCCGACCCCGGCCAAGAAGCCCCGCGCATCTCGCCCCCCCAAGGTCGGGACCATGATCGACCCGGACTGGCGCCCTGCCTCAGAGCAGGTCGTGTGGGTGCGCCAGCGCTACGCCGCTCGCGACGCGCAGATCGCCGAGCAGGCCGAGAAGTTCCGCGACTACCACTCGGCCAAGGGGACCGTCAGCAAGGACTGGGCCGCCTCCTGGCGCACGTGGTGGGGCAACGGCTTTCACAAAATCCCGAAGCGCCAGCAGCCCGACGTGCCGCCGGTGTTCGCAGTCCACCCCGACACGGACGAAGGGCGGCAGGCCTATCTCGACCAGCTGAAAGCCGCCGGGAGTTGGGATCCATGATCACCCTCTCCGAAATCCTATCCCAGGAGCGCGTGACGATCTGGGATCCGAAACACGGCAAAAACGTCAGCACATGCCCGCAGTGTTCAGCGTCCAGATCAATCCACGGCCAACGCAAGAAATGCCTTTCGGTGAACATTGACGGCAGAGGCGTCCGGTTCACGTGCTGGCATTGCGGGTGGTTCAAGGCTCGGTTCTACGACGAAGGCGAACGGAATGCTCGACAAGGTCGAACTTCATCTCAGCGAAGCCCACGCGCAGTGGCTCGAGGACGAGCGCAAGATCCCGTGCGAGATCGCAGCGGAGATGGGGATCGTGTCGCGCGGCAGGAACCTGGTGTTCGAGTATCGCCGCCAGGGGAAGCTGCTGTGGCGGCAGGTCCGCATCGAGGAAACGCGCGAGGACGGAACGCCGGGCAAGACGTTCCGGTGCTACGCACCCGACGGGAGGACGCTGAAGGAAGCCGGGATCGCACTGTCCTTTTGGAACGAGGACGAGCTCACGCGGGAGGGCTCGCCGGAAACACCTCGGATCATCACGGAAGGTCAGTTCGATGCCGCGTCGTTCAAACTGGCGGGCATGACGATCGTCGGGTCCGTACCGAACGGCGCCGTTGACCGCATCGGTGACGAGAAGGTCATCGATCCCGAGACCGACAACCGCTTTCAGTACCTCTGGGAGTTGAAGGGCGATCGCTGGCAGGCCAAGGGCGGGCTCGCAACCGCCAAGATGATCATTCTCGCCACGGACAACGATAAGGCGGGGCGCGCGCTGCGCGAGGAATTGGCAATCCGCCTGGGCCGCACGCGGTGCTGGTACGTCGAGTACCCCGATGGCTGCAAGGATGCGAACGACGTCCTGCAAAAGTACGGCCAGGACAAGGGCTGCGAGATGCTGGCCGATATCGTGGCCGATGCGCGCCCGATCGTGCCTTCGCGGCTGGTCAAATTCTCAGACATCCCTGCAACCAAGCGCATCGCGGTCAGCTGCGGATGGATCAACCTCGAAAAGCATCTCAAGATCGTGCGGCCAGAATTGATGATCATCACGGGGCCGCCGAACCACGGCAAGAGCCAGTTCGCAACAGCGCTGGGGTGCAACCTCGCCTTCGATCACGGCTGGCCTGGCGCAATCCTGCAGTTCGAGGACGACGTAGAGCGCAACCGCGAGGATCTCGCGCGCTACTGGCTTGGCCGGTGCAAAGGCACGCAGCAGCAGGATTGGACGGACGCCGATCGCAGGGAAGCGTCGCAGTGGATCGACGCCATGTTCCGCACGATCCCGCCGAACGAGGATCTTGAGGACGTCACCCGCGACGTGTCCTGGCTTGATGCCAACATCGAGGAGGCGGTCGCCAGACACGGCGCGCGGTGGGTGCTCATCGACCCGTGGAATGAACTCGAGCACGTGTTCTCCCGGGGACAGACGGAAGCGCAATACCTCAACGACGCCATCCGCCGGCTCAAGCGCATGGCGCGCCGCTACCAGATCCTACTGATCATCGTCTCGCACCCCGACAAACAGGGCGGACAGATCCCAGAAATCGACGATTGGTCGCTCTACAACATGGCCGGTGGCGCCACCTGGAACAACAAAGCCGACCACGGGATCATTGTGCTGCGCCCCGACAAAGACCGCCCCGAAACCTACGTGAAGGTGGCGAAGTCCAAGCGCCATGCCGTCATGGGCCGGCCCGGTGTCGTGCAGATGCGGTTCAACCCCGTCCTCGCAACCTATGAGCCTGTGGCATGAGCAAGATCAAGCGCGAGCCCCTGAGCTTTCCCGCCAAGATGCGGGCGGTGCTGCGAACGAATGGCAAGTGCCCCTATTGCGAAATCCCGCTGTCCGTCGCGAACGAATACGGTGCGCGCACGCACTTCGACCACATGCAGCCGCTGTCGCGCGGCGGGACCAACGATGACAGCAATATCATCGCCTGCTGCGCCGACTGCAATATCCGCAAGGGCAGCAAGACGGTGTTCGAGTTCATGTGCGAACGCATGGGGCTGCAGATCCCCGTGTGGGCTCACATGAACTCAGGCTGGGACGATGAAGACTGGTCGGACACAGACACGCTCTATGCGGGCTGCGAAGAAGCTTCGGAGGGCACAGACCCCATAGAGGTCGATGCTGAGGAATACGGCTTCGAAGCTGAGCACGATGGTGCCACGGAAAACAGTGAGGAGGACGGGTCATCCTCCGGCTGGATACCGCTTGGCCATGCGCTCTTGGGTGCTCTTCACGAGATGGACGCCAGCACATGACCGCCAATAGAGACACCCGCGTCGCCCCAGACTACCCGGACAAGGCCAAGGAAATGCGGCGGCTGCGCAAGCAATACGGCTGGTCTGTCAACAGCCTCGCCAAGCGCTACAGCATCGATGTCGACCAAGTGAAGGCAATCCTGGGGGAGCACCGCAATGCACTTTAACGCCGAGAATGCGCAATTCGCCGCCGCACTTGATGCCGTGCGCGGCGCGGTCAAGCCGTCGACGATCCCCATCCTGAGCCACATCCACGTCACGGCGTCGGATAACCGGGTAACCGTGCGCGCGAACAACCTCGAGCGCGAGATCGAGGCCTCGTTCCCGGCGCAAGTCGAGGTACCAGGTGCTGCCGCGCTGCCCGGCGAAGTGCTGCTCGGCATCGTTAAGCGGCTGCCCAAGGGCGGCGACTGCGAACTGCAGATGACGGGCGAGGTTGCCGAGGTGCGCGCCTCACGGGCCCGCTATTCGCTGCGCTCGCTACCAGCCGCCGACTTCCCCGTTCCCCGCACGATGCCGGAAACGGCCGTGCGCATCGAGATCGACGGCCAAGTGCTGCGCGACGCCCTGCGCGCCGTGCTGTACGCGACCAACGCAAACGACAGCCGTTCGTTCTGCAAGGGCGTCGGCGTGCAACCGAATGGCGACGGGCGCCACCTCGACTTCGTATCGACGGACGGACACCGGCTCGCCCTGTATCAAGCCCCCTTGCCCGCCGGTGGCGACAAGCTGCCCCCGATCTGCATCCCGGCCGAAGGTTGCAAAGTGCTCCTCGACACGGTTGCAGGAGCCGAGACGGTTGCAGTCGCTGCAACCGACGCGAACATCGAGGTTGCAGTCGGTTCGACCCGGTTTGTCACGGCCCTCATCGATACGCAGTACCCGGACTTTTGGCGGCTCATCCCGCGCACCGAGGTCAAAGCGGCCACCGTTCGCCCTCACGCGCTCACAGAAGCCCTTGAGCGCGCCGTGGTGGTCTTTGCCACCATCACCGAGAAAACGGCCCCTGCGGTGCGTCTGAGCCGCGGCGATGGGGCAATCAACCTCGATGCCGGCCGCGCTGGCGCCGAAACCGGCCGCGAAGTGGTCGAGGCGGAGGTCAACGGCACCGATTTTGATGTCGGTGTCGTGCATCGCTACCTCGCCGACATGCTGCGCGTCTGGCCGGAAGACGCGGAAGTGAACCTCATCCATTCCGGGGGCATGTCCCCCACGTTGTGGCGTTCCGCGAGCGCACCCGAGCAGACGCATCTGATCATGCCGACCCGCCTCTAAGCCAACAGGAGACACCCATGACACAAGCCGCCGCCGTCCCAACCAAAGCGCTCGAAGCCCTCAAGCGCTACGTTAAGTCGATCCCCTATGCCTCAAACGATAATCCCGTCTGTGAACTGCGGAATATTCAGACGCTGATGAAGGCCGAGCGGCACATCGAAGCGCTGGAGCGCCTGACGCGGCTGTTCGATAGCCGGCTGCTGCCGGAGAGCGGCCAAGTTTCCGCTACGATCGATGAAGTCGAAGAGTTGCGCGGTGACCTCGATGGCGCGGAAGACGAGATCAATGATCTCAGTGGCCAGGTTGGCTCGCTTGAAAAGCAGGTTTCTCGGCTTGAGGAAGCTGTGGAACGTCTGACCACTGAGCGCGAGGAAGGTCGCAACCGCATCGATCAACTCGAGTCCGAAATTAGCGCCTTGCAATCGCAGATCCCCGGCTTCAGCGGGAAGGCCTGACACCGTGGCACGGACCTTCGGAAACGTGAAACATCGCAAATGTTCCACATGCGGCCGTGAGCGGGCGGAGGTGCTTTTCCCCCGCCTGCCGAACCGCGCGCGCTCGAAGGTCTGTCAGCTTTGCAAGGATACGGCGCCGAAAGACGTGCTGCGCTACTCGGCGGCAAGCCGGCTGGCGTGGCGCCGGCGGAAGTGGATGGAGGCCGCCGAGTGACGCGCAAAATAAACCTCCCCGGCTACGTCTGGGACGAAAAGAAAGGCCTCCGCCGAGATCCCAAGCACCTCGACGCCGCGCAGCGCAAGAAGCGCCAAGGCGCAGCGGTCAGACGAAAGAAGGGAAAGCCGAAATAACCTTCACGTATCTGCGTCAGTCCGTAAGTGCGTACCCACCAGCAACAGGAGAACGCAATGGAAGTCGCAGAAGTCGACATGGTGGAGCACCCGCCGCACTACATCACCGAAGCCGGCATCGAAGCCATCGACGTTATCGAACACTATGGGTTTGGCGTCAGTTTCCACCTCGGTAACGTCTTGAAGTATTTGTTGCGCGCAGGGCGGAAGACAGAGAACCGCAAGACCGATTGCCAAAAGGCGATGTGGTACCTGATGCGCTACATCGAGGACGACGAAAGCAATCTCGTCTGGCCGGAAGCGAACCCCGGCGCCGTCGAATGGCATTCGCCGCCCACCATTATCGCAGCGTTCGGTCTGACGGATACCTCTCAGGGACGCGCCGTCGGCTACCTGCTCGAGGTCGCCCTTGAGGAGGACTGCGAAGCTGACAACCTCGACCTTGCCATCGCTCAACTGGAGCGCGCCATCGAGGAGTGCGCCTGATGCCCCCGGTGAAGGGAAACGCTCTCACGCCTCGGCAGCTGATGGTGCTTGCCTTCATCGACGACTTTCTGCGCACCAAGAAGCGCTTTCCTCGTCATTCCGAACTTCGCGAGCGAATGGGCTGGCGCACCGACGACATGATGCACGTTTCCCTCGCGGGGCTCGTGCTCCGCGGGGAGCTTGACATGGAAAAAAGCCCGACCGGCCGCGGTCGCCTGACGTACCGGCGCCGCTTGAAGGAAACCGCATGAGCCACTGGTACCCCATCCACAGCATGCGCCGGTTGCGCCATCGCGTCCGCGTGCGTTGGGGATGGGTGGAGCCCTTCGAGGCCGTGTTGATGGAAGCCAAGCCCCGCCGCTGGGCAACCGTCCGCGATGGCGTCGTCGAGTGGCTGCCGCCGCGGCAACAAAGAACCTGGCGCGACAAGCCGAACGGCGAGGTTGCAGAGGTCTCGGATCAATGGTTGCAAAGGCGCGGCTGGGGCCCTGAGCCCACCGCCTGGCAACCGATTGGCGCTTGGCCGGATCAGCTGCCCGACCCGCTGCCGACGGTTGCAGCAATTGCAACCGAGCCCCGCATGGTCTCTATCGGCACGGTTGCATTCGATGCGGCGGCCGCAGCTGCCGAGATGGAAGCCGACCGAGAGAGCGCCCGCAACCGTCCGCGCGATGAGCGCATCGCCCGCGCGACGTGGTGGCTCGACCCGGCCCGTATCGTCTATGCCCCATCCGGCCACGTCACCCGCGAAATGGCCGAGGGCCGGCTCATGCGTGCGTTGCTCTGGTGCGGCTACGGGCAGGACTTGAGCCGAGATACGATGCCGATGTCTCGTTTCCTGGCGGAAATGGCCAGCCAAACCCTTTCAGAGGCTCTTGCCGCCGATGAAGCGTGGGCCATTGAGCGCCCGGTGCAGCCCCTGAAGCAAGACCACGGCGACTTCCTAGAGGCGATGCGCTGGTTCTGCGGCGTGCCTCTGGTGCGCGGTGAGCGCCCCGCCGCCGATCGCTGGCGCCTGAACCGCATGCAGCAAGTGCTCTATTGGCACGCTTCGGCTCGCCCGATGCACCTCCGTTCCATGGCCGGTATGGCGAACATGAGCGCCACGGCCATTGCCCGCGACTACGCGCGCGGCATCGACACCATTCACAAGATCGCCAATGCACCCCAGCGGACCAGTGAGGCCGTCGCCGCCCTGCGGGAGCGAAACAGGAGGGCCAAGAGAGATGCTGTCACTGTCTGAGGTGTTCGAGCGCAACGCATACCGGCGCGAGATTTTCGAATGCCAGAGCCCGCATCAGGCGGAGATCGCTGACGCGTTGGTCTATGGGGTGAACAATCAGTTTCCGGTCGAGCGGCTTCAGGCCTTCCGATGGTCCGAGTTCGATGCGCCCGGTCGCATCTGCGTGGTTCTGCCGGAATGGCAGCTGCGCCGGCTGAATTGGTCCGAGCTTCGCGTGAATATGCGGCGATCGCTGGGGTTGCCGACATGAGTGTCCGCCGCCTGACCAGTGAAGAGGTCGAGCAGATGATGGCAGAAGCGTTCGCGCGCCGCCGCCCGGAAAACTTGGATGAGGTTTGCGACATAGCGGCAGGCATTTCCATGGTCGCCGATGACGGGCCTTGGACCGACGAACATATTCTCGGCGCGTCTGCGGCCATGGCAACGGGACTGTTTGGCCCCGCTTTTGAGGTCGCCGACTACGGCCAGAAAACGGCATGGATTGACGCGTGCGAGCGTGCTTTGCGGAGGGCTATCCCGTGAGCCGGTACGTCAGCAAGCCACATCGTTCAACGTGGGACCAATCGAGGCGGAGTGGGGCGCCCTTCGCCGATGAGTATTGGCATGAACGTGCCATTCAGCCGCTCGGGCACCCCATGGTGTTCGATAGGGAGCCAGCCCCGATCGGTATTCTCGACCACGACGGAAACCCAATCTATCGGATGTCCGACCCGCTCGGCTTCCTGCCGGCACATGAGGCGCAGGATGAATGACATAACGCGCACGCACGGCTTTGCCGAAGCCAAGCGGAGCGCCCCTTATGCTGCTGTCTGCCTGATAGGCTACGAAGGCAGGGTCGCCCGCCACGTCGGCGACAACCGCGGCGGCTGGCCGGTGCGCGTTGTCACCAGCACTAAGCCCCATCTGGTCGCCGCCCGCTCTGACATCGAAAGCCCGTACCATCACGTCAGGGTCTTAGAACTCGTCTGGACGGAAACCGAGGCCCACGCCCACCGGCTGAAATCCACAATGGACGAACTCCTGCTGGGCAAGAGTTCCTATTCCACACGACTACGCCACGGATGGCGCGACATCGAGCACGAGCCCGCCATCATATGGCCGATCCTGCTCGCCGAAGCCCTGCGGGAACTCCAAGCCCAGCGGATGCAAATCGACGTCTTTGACAGTGCCGAGTACGAGCGCCGTGTTATCGCGCGCATAGGCAGGGCCCGGTCATCTCGGCCGGTGTCTGCTGCACCGAAGTGAGGAGAAGGCATGACCAGCACATGCACAAAATGCAGGCGCGGAGAGCCGACCGTGCGGTTCGACGGTCTAAACTATCACCGCGTTTTCGGAGCCGACGGGCTGCCAATCAAAGACGCACTGTCCGTGTGTAGAGATGCGGCGTATGCAAAGCGCATAGGGGCCGCAGAATGAGACACTTCACGACTGACATTCTCCCCTTCATCCTCACGATAGCCGGCATCGGCGCCATCGTGGCAATCGTCAACGGGTGGGTGTGAAATGCCCAAGCTCGACGCGGGTGCGATAAGGAAGGCGAAGGCAGCGGCCGGCCCCGGCATCAAGCCGGGCACATACAGGTTCACACTGACGGCGACCGGCGTGTCGCTTTTCCAGAGCCTGTTGCGGGACAGCAGGAAGTTCCGCGAGGCGGTCGCCAAACGAGTGAAAGAAGATCCAGCCTATGCGGGCCGCCTTCAGGCGATGGGAATAAAGGTGCCGGCATGACCAGCAAATTAGGCTCCATGTTCACTCCGAGGGGGAAAAGGCAAAATGACAAAGCTTGACGTCGTATCGCTTGTGCGCGCCATAGCCGCTGCGAAGCCGGTCATCCCACCCAATGCGGACGGCACCTACACGCTGTATCCTGGCCCGCGGCAGCTTGAGTATTGGCGAAAGCTGTCCATAGAGCGCGGCAAGCGCAGCCGCGTGTCGCGCAGGAGATGGAAGGCGCGTGCGTTGATGGGGCAGCCGATCCCTATGCAGGCCATCAGAGCGCACCGCCTGGAGCAATGGCGCGAGTGGGATCTTGATGACGCGACTTTCTATGCGACCGTGCGCGCAGTTTCACCGGAGAAAATAGCATCATGATCAAAAGAGACGACGGCTTGCCGATGGGTGGCCCATTCGCCAATCTGGCCCGTCCTATGTACTCCACGATTGGCGTCGGCGACGCGTGGGCAATGAGGATCGCCATCAGCGGCATCCAAGCCAGCCCCGACGTTCCCATCGATGACACGAGCAAAGCTGTATTGTGGTGGGTTCAGTCGCAATTATCCAACCTCGCGCCGACGCCTGCCATGCTCAAAGCCGGCGCTAAGGTGCTAGAAAACTACGAAGCGAACGGCCTCATGCTAGGTGAAGGCGAGCGCCGCGCGCATGAAGTCTTTGAAGCGATGTGGAAGGCGCGCGAGGGTGCGGAATGACGGTGAAGGATCTGATAGAGCGCCTGCAGAAGTTGCCCCAAGATCGCCCCGTCTGCATCGTGTACGATAGCGGCGCATGCTGGGAAGCCGTGCACGATGTTCGCGCCGTCGTCAGCGACAGTTGGCACATGCCGGGCGACGTGGTGGCGCTGCTCGATGAGAGCGCGGCGAACGATATGGACCGCGCGGCGGAATGATGGTGCGTCAGCCTGCCGCACATAATGTTCAATTCTTCGCGTGACAAGTCGGCACGTCGGCTTTAAAAAAGTTGCAACGGTTCGGAATTGTGTGATGAAAACCTCGGTGGCGCAGCGCCCTCGGGGTTTTTTGCATTCCGGCCCATAAAACCTCACAAACACATCAGGTCGCGCCATGATTGAAGCCACAGCCTTGTCTGCGGCTCGCGTAGCCTATGATCCGGCTACAGGCATTTTTACTAACCGCAAGTTTGGGCGGTCTGTTGGGTTCGTCGGAGCAGGTGGCTACGTTTATGTCACCATGAGTGGGCGCAGCTTTCGTGCACATAGACTGGCGTGGCTTTACGTCCACGGTCGTTGGCCGAACGGGGAAGTGCACCACAAGAACGGCGTGAAAACCGATAACCGGATCTGCAATCTGGAATGCCTCACTCGCGAGCAGCATAAGCAGGCGCACTCGACCGAGCAATTCTACGCGAAGGCCGCACCTTACCGCGCTGAAGAAGACCAAAAGCCGCCCCGTGGGCCGAACCCTGCCCCTCTTAAGAACATTCTTGATGTGCCGGAGTATCCGCGAAACCGGCAAGGCATCTGCGCAGCGATGGCGCGCGTCCTCGGGCTGCGGCTGGTGTGTGAGTCGAGTAAGGGTAGGCACAGATACCAGGTAGTTGATGCCACTGCAGGCGAAGCTGTAACGCGCCCGCTGCCGCTCAAGGACGTCGAGGCTTGGCTTGAAGTTGAGCAGATGAATAATGCCGCCCGAGAAGTCTATCTGCCCGCCAGCACGGGCGTGTACGGCTACTCGGGACCTGCTGTCGGCGGTAGCCGGCGGTGGACTGAATTACAGGACTAACCTCCTGTAGCAGCCTCCGAAGGGCGCCATCTCTTCCGAGGCCTTGTGTCTAGACGCACTGAGACCGCAGGGGCGAGCACGCTCAAACCTGCGGTACTCCTGCAGCGGGGGCATCCCTGTCGCGCGGCGTTCTCCCTAAGGCATTGCCGGCCACCCCAGTCCCGGCACCGTGTCTCCTGTTGCAGCCGCTCGTATAGAGGCCGGCCTAAAGCCGGCTGCCCCCGACCCACCCCAATATCCTGTCATATCAGGCTTAGGTCGTTGGAATAAGCTCAGCACAATGAGCTTAATCGCCCCGGCATCCCTAAGCCGCTGAACTGGTTGCGATTATCACGCCGCGATAGCGGTTGCCCGGCAGGGCGTGACAACCCTGCGCCCTCAACCACTTACCGAAGCCGACGGCTAGTTCGTGACGGTCTGTCACGGACTGCCCGGCGCCTTCGGGTGCCATGCCCTCCTTGGGCGTTTCCTCCCCAACTCAGGGCCGGTGTGTCTGCCGTCCGGCCCGCTCCTTTGGCGGAGCCCGCCATGTCTCACGGCTGCCATCAAGCCGGGTTCGCGCAGATCATGGTCGCCGACCGAGAGCGCACAGTGCAGGCCCTCGACGCCGCCATCGCCGAAAGTCCCCGTGCCCCGTGCATGGATACCCAATACGCCGCTTGGAAAGAGTGGCACTTACAAGTTTGCCTGCTGGCTGAAAAGAAGCGGGCTCGCCTTATCTGAGACGACCGACAAAGCCGCGTCACGCGCCCCCAAAGCCATACGGCACATCAGATGGGCGACCGACCACACGTTGACGGCGTCACCGGAGAACACCAATTCCGCCGGACCAGCGGAACGAGTGTGCGCGCGTACACCCTAATAGAGGTCGGCATGGTCCGTAGCCCCTCATCCGTCCGTCGTCCCTCTGCCATGCACCAGGCTGGTCGCCCGTTCCTGCTGCATCGCGCAGTCCCCCCGAGTTGACAGACGAGATAGCCCCAAGGGTTCCAAGCGCAAGCCAAGGGGCGGCCGCACGCGTTGCCAGTAGCGGCCGCCCTTTCCACATAGCAACAAAAGGGAAGGCAACACTATGAGCCGCAAGATTGTCGCCATCTTCACGAAGGGCGCCCTCACAAACGTCGAGGAGACGCGGGAAGCGCTCGCGGTGGGTGGCCCTGTCGAGATCCAGCCCGGCTATGACTTCGAAATCGCACGCTATGACAGCAACGAAAAGTTGAGCCTGCTGTTCGCCGCCGGCGCTTTCGACAATGTCGAGGCCGTGCGCGAGGAACTCAACTCCCGCAACCCGGCGCTGATTGAAATCAACCCCGGTTACCAAGGCAGCGTTCGCCTCTTCAGCGCCGAACCCGTAAGTGGCTGCTAAGACAGCAATAAGTAGCAAACACAACCATGGCACGAGGATCAAAGCCCGGCGAACGCCGTGGCGGTCGACAGAAGGGAACGCCTAACAAGGCCTCTGTCGAAATCAAAGACGTTGCCCGGCAGTACAGCCCGAAGGCGATAGAGCAGCTGGCAAAGCTCGCCGGCCTCGACGGCGGCAAGGGCGCCAAGTCCGAGCAGGCCCGTATTCGTGCGTGTGAACTCATCATCGAGCGCGCGCACGGCAAGGCGACACAGCTGATCGCGGGCGACGACACGGAAGCCCCCATCAATGTCAACCATGGCGCCCTCGACCAAATCATTAGCCGAGTGGCTCGCCTCTCTGCCCGCCAAGGAACAGGCGAAGATCCTGAGCGGACTTGACGAGGCGACCGCGAACGAACTGCTTTTCCGCTGGGACTTCTGGGGGCGGCCGAACCAACACGAGCCCGCCGGCCAGTGGTTCACATGGATGATCTTGGCCGGCCGCGGCTTCGGCAAGACACGCACCGGCGCCGAATGGGTGCGTCGCCGGGTCTGCGGCCCGACACCGCTCGCCCCTGGCAAGGCAAGCCGCATTGCGCTGGTCGCTGAGACCGCCGCCGACGCCCGCGACGTGATGGTCGAAGGCGACAGCGGCATTCTGAGCGTCCACCCGCGAGACTTCCGCCCGACGTATGAGCCGTCCAAGCGGCGGCTCACGTGGCCGAACGGCGCTGTTGCAACGCTGTTCAATGGCGTCGAGCCCGACCAGCTGCGCGGCCCGCAGTTTGATCTGGCATGGGTCGATGAGCTCGCGAAGTTCCGCTACGCCCAACAGGCGTGGGATATGCTGCAGTTCGGCCTGCGCCTTGGCGACGACCCGAGGCAGCTGGTCACGACGACGCCGCGCCCGATCAAGCTGCTGCGCGAGGTCATCGCCGACCCTGGCACCGTGGTCACGAAGGGCTCGACCTACGACAACCGCGGCAACCTGGCGCCGCAGTTCCTGGCCAAGATCGAAAGCCGGTACGCCGGCACCCGCCTCGGCCGGCAGGAACTCGACGCCGAGATGCTCGACGACGCGCCTGGCGCGCTATGGACGCGGGCGAGCCTTGACAAGCACCGTAAGCGGGAAAACGACAAGCTGCCCGAGATGCGCCGCATCGTGGTCGCGATCGACCCGGCGGCGGAGGCGGGTGGCGCCGGCGAAGATGGCAAGGGCGCCGAGACTGGCATCGTGGTCGCTGGCCTTGGTGTTGACGGCCGCGGCTATGTCCTCGACGACGTGTCGTGTGATCTGAGCCCCGATGGCTGGGCCCGGCGCGCCATCGATGCTTTTGACGAGTGGCAAGCCGACCTGATCATTGCCGAAAAGAACCAAGGCGGCGCCATGGTCGAGGCCGTGGTGCGCTCGGCCCGCCGCACGGTACCGTTTCAAGCGGTGCACGCCTCTCGAGGCAAGGTTACCCGCGCAGAGCCGATCGCGGCTCTCTATGAGCAAGGCCGCGTCAGCCACGTCGGCACGTTCGCAACGCTAGAAGACCAAATGGTGGTGTTCACGCCCTTCGGCATCGAGGGGGACACCACAGCCGACCGCGTCGACGCTCTGGTGTGGGCGTTGTCGCAGCTGTTCCCCGGCATCGTCTACCACACCGACCGTCCCCAAGTGGCAGCCGCTAAGGAAGATCGTTGGCGTCGCGCCTTCGATCGCGCGCGCGGCGGCTCCGATAGCTCATGGAAGACAAAATGAGATACAGCGAGCAGGGCGAGGTTCGCCCCGATTATGCAAGCCTGTCGGGGGTGGAAGCTGGCGAACTGTTCGCGAAACTCATGAGCGGCGGGCACCGCAGCCGCGATCTGTTCGACGTGTTTCTGGCTCTATGCGAGCTCCGCGCCGTTATCGCGCAGCGCGAGCTTGAAGATGGCGGCTTCGATTGGAGCAAAAACGAAGTCTATCAAAAGCACCTAGCCGGCCCCGGCAACCATGCTCACAGAATGAAAACAGACCCTGCTTACGCGGCTGACTTCGCCGCGGCGGTCGCTGAGGACGAGAAGCGCCTCGCGGCGCGCGAGTACACCTTTAAACATGAGACCGCCTAACCATGGCCATGCGACCGGGTACCTACGCGAAGGCTGATCGAGCCGTCGCCGAGCGCGACGCCATGCCCGAATACGAAGACGATCTTGACCTGCTCGTCGGCTATTTCGAAGACAGCGAAGAGGCGACCACCGCGGCCCGCCGCCTGTCCGAACGCGATCGCGACTATTACGACAACAAACAGTTGGACCGGGCCACGCTCGAGACGCTCAAGAAGCGCGGGCAGCCCGATATCATCATCAACCGCATTCAGACCAAGGTGAACTATCTGCTGGGCTATGAGGCCTCGCAGCGCTCAGACCCGCGCGGCTACCCCCGCACACAGCAGGATGAAGACGCTGCGGCCGCCTGCTCGGACGCCTTGCGCTACCTCGGCGACAAGCTCGAGTACCGGCAGATTTTCTCCGATGCGTGGGAAAGCATGCTGGTCGAAGGCTTCGGCGGCGTCGAGTTGTCCGTGGTGCCAGATGCAGAGGGCAGCGGTGGCGACATCGAGGCCGAATATATCCCGTGGGACCGTCTGTTTTACGACCCGCACTCGCGTCGCGCAGACTTCTCAGACGCGCGCTACCTCGGCACGGTCGTGTGGATGGACAAGAGCGAGGCCGTCGCGAAGTGGCCAGACCACGCCGACGCCATCGAGCAGTCCGTCGCCACCGATCGCGGCAAAACATACGACGATCGCCCGTCTTGGCGTCAGTGGTCGATCCACGGCAAGCGCCCGCGCGTGCGCATCTGTCAGATGTACTATCTGAAGGGCAAGGCCTGGCGCTGGTGCATCTTCACCAAGGGCGCCGTTCTCGACAGCGGCGACGTGCCTTTCGTCGATGCAGACGGCAAGAGCCTTTGCCCGCTCATCATGCAGTCGTCGTTCGTTGACCGGAAAAACGACCGCTATGGGTTCGTTCGCGCCCTCATCGGCCCGCAGGACGAGATCAATAAGCGTCGTTCGAAGATGCTGCACCAATCCATGGTGCGGCAGGTCAAGTACGTCGAAGGCGCGTTCGAGGATGAAGAGAAAGCCCGCGAGGAACTGGCCAAGGCCGACGGCTTCGTCAAGATCAACCCCGGCTTCGAAAAACAAGTCGAGGTCCTGAGCAACACGACCGAATTCGGCCAGCAGGCGGAACTGCTGAAGCACGCCACCAACGAAATCGACCTGATGGGACCGAACGCGGTCATGTCGGGGAAGGGCGAGCGTGGCGCCTCCGGAAGGGCAAAGCTCGTCGATCAGCAGGGCGGCCAGATTGAAATCTATCGCCTCATTGATCGGCATCAGCATTTCAAGCGCCGCGTTTACAAACTGACGTGGGCCATGGTCCGCCAGTACTGGACGGCGCCGAAGTGGGTGCGCGTCACGGACGATGACAAGAACACCAATTTTGTTCGCCTCAATAAGCCGGTGAAGCTCGCCGACAAACTCCTGAAACAGGCCATATCCAACGGCGTGCCGGAGGAAGAGGCGAAGGCGCAGCTGGTGCAGCAGGCGCAAGATCCGTTCATTAAGCAGCAGCTGCAGCAGGTCGTCGGTTACGAGAATGTGCCCGCCGACATGGAAATGGACATCATCCTCGAGGATGTGCCCGACAGCGCCAACGTCGCACAGGAGCAGTTCGAGATCCTGGTGCAGCTGGCGCAGGCCGGCATCAAGTTCCCGCCGCAGGTCTACATCAAGGCCTCTGCCCTTCGTGACAAGACGAAGCTGCTCGAGGAGCTTGAGAAGGCGTCAGAAGATCCGGGCGAGCAAGAGAAGTCCAAGGCGCTGATGGACGAGATGAAGGCGAAAATTGCGAAGATCGACGCCGAAATCGCCAAGTTGAACGCAGACACCATCAAGGCGATGACCGAAGCCGACATGATGGATGCACAGATTGGCACCATCGTGCAGCCGAACGTCATCCCAGCCGGTCAAGGCTTGACGCCTATGGGCGGCGCACCGATGCCGGGCATGCCGCAACCGTCCTTTCCCGACGATGGCTTCGGGCCGCCTCCCGGCGCCGGAATGCAACCATCACCCGACCAATTGCAACCGTTGCCAGACATGCCGCAACCAGGCCCGCCGATGCCGAATGGCGCGGGCGGCCTGCAGAGCGGTGGCATCGATCCGTTTTCGCCGCCAGCGCCGCAGCCGCTGCCGGCCAGTCCTTTGGTGCAAGGCCCGTAAGGTCTTCGCATCTCGCAGTGCGTATCCGCCGCCGGGAAATGTCGGGCGATCGTCAACAGTAGAGTGAGACCGCGTTCCGCCGCCGGGATTGATCGGGCGCCGACAGGGCAGACATGAGCATCGCATCACCCCAGCAAGTGGACGACGTCAAAGAACGCGCCGCAGCAGAACTCACCTCTCTCGAGGATCTGTATGCGGACACACCTTCAGGCACTCCGAAAGAGCGCGCAGCGCCCGCCGAAGTGCAGCCGGCAGACGAACCGGCCGATGAGGTGCAGACCCCCGAGCCCAAGGCCGACAAGGCCAAGGCCCGCGTGTCTGACGATGAAGACGACCAGTTGCCGGACAATGTGCATGGTTTGAAGTCTGCCGTGACTGCTACGCGTGCCAAAGCGCGCGAGTATCGGGAACGAGCGAAAGACCTCGAGCAACGGCTTGAAGCCGAGGCTCGCCAGCGCGCAGCGATTGAAGCCGAGGCGCGCCGGTTGTGGGAACGTCAACGTGATCTTGAACGGGGGCAGCAGCCCGGCGCGCAGGCGCCGCAGCAGCGGCAACCGAACCCTTCCGACGAGATGCCTGATCCGGTTCTTAACCCGGTCGGACATCGCCAATGGGTCGAGAAGTGGACGCAAGGCCTCGTCGACGAGAAGCTTGCGAAAGAACGCGAGGCGATTGATCAGCATCTCTTTGAGACGAAGTTCAATCTCAATCGCGAACGCCTCCTCGAAAAGGTAGCGGACAAGGAAGACTTTCTGAAGGCCGAGCACGAGTTCAAGGCTGCGGCTGATCAGGATCCTAATCTGTGGAAGGCTCTCCGGTCGCACCCGTACCCGGCAGAGTTCGCCTATCAGACCGTCCGCAATCTTCGGCAGATCGCAGAGATGCGCGAAGCCGGTGGCATCGATGCGTACATTCACAACCAAGTCCAGCGGAAGTTGGATGAGGCGATGAAGGCGCGCCCGCAAGACGCCCCGCAGGTCCCCCAAGTTCCGACCCGACGCCCGCCGACGCCGCCGCCTCAATCGCTGGCGCGGACGCCGAGTGTTGCCCCCCGTTCCTCGGGGCGCACCTACGAAGGCCCCACGCCTCTCACCGACCTCTATGAGAGCTAAGAGAGACACACATGTCTGAGACCGCTGTTTCCTCAAATGCCCAAGTCCAGCTTTGGGACGCCGACTACTTCAAAGACCTCGTGAACCGCAACTGGTTCAAGAAATTTGAAGGCACCGGCGCGCAGAGCATTATTCAGGTTAAGGAAGACCTGACGTCGAAGCCCGGCGGCACCATCACGATGCACCTCGTGAACCGCCTCACCGGCACCGCCAAGAACTACGACGAAACCCTGGAAGGTCAGGAAGAGGACGTCATGCTGCGCACGCATGACATCGCAATCCGTGAATACAGCCATGCTGTACGCTGGGCCGCTTTCCAGGAGCAGCTGACCGCCATCGACCTCCGCAAGGCTCACAAAGAGACCTTGATGGACTGGAACATGGAACTCGACCGCGACAACGTCATTCGCGAACTCGGTTCCATCGACGGCGTGCCCTATGCGCTGGCTACCGAGTCGCAAAAGGACACATGGCTGACGAACAACGCTGACCGCGTTCTGTTTGGTGCGGCGACGTCCAACGCATCGAGCAACGATCACTCGACCGCGCTCGGAAACGTCGACACCACGTCGGACAAGCTGTCGCCCGACATCATCTCGCTGATGAAGCGCATGGCGAAGTCGGCGAGCCCGAAGGTGAAGCCGGTCACGGCACGCTCATCGATCGGCGATGTTCACACCTACGTCGTGGTTGCCGGCACCCGAGCCATTCGCGACCTGCGGAGCAATTCCACGTATATGCAGATGATGCGTGAAGCGGCGCCCCGCGAAAAGTCTTGGGACAACCCGATCTTTACCGGCGCCGACCTCATCGTCGACAACTGCCCGGTGTACGAGATTGAGGACATCCCGGTTTACACCGGCGTTGGCAACAGCTCGTGCGACGTCTCCCCGGTCTATCTGCTCGGCGCGCAGGCGCTCGGCAAGGCTTGGGCGATGCGTCCGACCACTGTCGACGACAAGTTCGACTACGGCCGCAAGTACGGCCTTGCGATCAAGCAGTGGTACGAAATCACGAAGATGCGCTTCGGCACCGGGTCGACGGATACGACGACCAAGAAGGACCACGGCCTCGTGACGGCTTACGTCGCCGCGGCTGCTGACTAAGCGGTCAATGAGGTCGGCGGCCCACGCTTAGGCTGCCCCGCCGACCTCTCCCCCTAGCGCAAATCTCTTCAAGGATCACAGAACATGGCTACCACTGCCTCACTTCAGGCCGCTTCGGCGGTACAGCCCGCAAAGCATTCGCTTTCGGGTCTTCAGCACACGCAGTTCGGGTACAAGTCGATTGCATCGGCGCCGAGCGCGAACGACGTTATCCAAATGGTCAAGGTACCCGCAAAGTGCCTTGTCGTCGGCGGCTACATTCAGACCACCGACATGGACTCGAATGGTTCTCCGACCCTCGAACTCGATGTGGGCTGGGCCGACAACGGCGCGGCCTCGGCCACTCAGACGGTCGCAGACGGCACCATCTACACCAACATGGTGTCTGGTGCGGCCTCTGCGACCGGTCTCGTCGACTCCGGCGTCATGAGCGGCACGGCTGTCACCGGCGTCTACGCTGCTGGCAACTTCCGCCCGTTCTTCCTGCCTGCGGGCGCCGTCTATTTCGCGGCCGAGACCATGATCCAGGTGAAAGTCACCGCTGCCGCGGCGACCTTCGCTGCAGGCACCATGGTCGTCAAGGTTGACTACATCTCGCTCGGCTAACAAGCAAACATGTCGGCATACAGGGCGGCATCTTCGGGTGCCGCCCTTTGCATAGGAGGGCACTATGTCTATGGAATTCAAGTTCATCGGAAACCCCCGCGACGCCCGAGACGACAAGGGAGAAACGCGCGTATTCGGCATCGTCTTTCCTCGCAACGTCGCTGTGAAGGTGACGGACGAGCGCATCTGCAAAAAGCTGCTCGGCAACGCGCACTTTGTCCTCTGCGACAACGGCCGAGATCTGCACGTAGCACCGAAAATCATCCTCCCTGCGGCTGACGTGGTCGCATCTGTCGCCGCGCCGGCTCCTACCGCACCCAGACGGCGCATTGTCAAAGCTGCGGTTGCGGCGGAGTAACGACCCATGGCATCGGCAGCAGCAACGTCCCCTGGATTTCTGAAGATCCAGCCGGCAACCTCGACGATCACGCGGCCGGCCGACACCACGGCGTACGCAAGCGGCGACCTCGTCGCCAATAGCACCACGGCCGGGTCTGTGGCTGCTCTGCAGTTCGCCTTTCCGCAGGCAGCAGGCAGCACCGGCGACATCCGCGCGGCGCGCCTGCAGAAGTCCGGCGCCACGGCGACGAATGCGCAGTTTCGCCTACACCTCTTCACCGCGGCACCGACGTTCACCAGCGCCGGCGACAACTCGGCACTCGGCACGGTGCTCGTAGCGACCGACAAGGGGTATCTCGGCTACATCGACATCACGGCGATGACGGCCGCCAGCGACTGCTGCTTCGGCATGGGCGCCCCGGACAATGCCCGCGGCTCGATCCCCTTCACGACCACGGGCACGACTCTTTACGGCGTGCTGGAAGCCCGCGCAGCCTACACGCCGGCTAGTGCCGAGGTTTTCACCGTCGCCCTCATCGGTTCCAACTTCACCTAAAGGACTGCCCCATGGCCGAGACTACCCTGCGCCTGGCGCCCACCGAGGCGGCGGCGTCGATTGCCGCGCGCGTCCGCACCATCAAGGCGTGCCAGACCTACATCCGCGAGACCACGGCCCGCTACGACGGGCTCAAGGCCTTCACCGCTGCGATTGAGGCGCAAGGCCTGACGCAGGCCGACCTCGACAAGCTCGCACAGGAGTAAGTGCCATCAGCATTCAATATAGCGTTTCCGTGCGCGACGCGAAAAACGACGCCATCGAGACCACGATCGGCACGTCGCCGATCATGACCATCCGCACCGGCTCAAAGCCTGCGACCTGCGCCACGGCTAACAGCGGCACGGTGTTGGCCACTCTGACGCTGCCCTCTGATTGGATGGCGGCGAGTTCGTCCGGCGTGAAGGGCAAGTCGGGCACGTGGCAGGATAGCTCGGCGGACGCCACCGGCACCGCGGCGCACTTCCGTATTCACGACAGCACCGGCACGACCTGCCACATGCAGGGCACGGTTACCATCACCGGCGGCGGCGGCGACATGACGGTCGACAACGATAGTTTCGCCTCCGGCCAGTCGTTCACCGTGACATCGTTCTCGATCACGAGCGGAAACGCCTAACACCACACACGAGAGGGGATGCAGCATGGCTAAGTATCATCTGCGCCCCTCCGTCTCTGGCGCGGCGATCTCGGGCGCGCCGATCAGCGGCGGCACGTTCATTGACGCCACCGGCATTGCCATTATCGTCGAGGAAGATGATGCGCTGGCAGCTGTAGCGGCCATCTCGGGCGACGCGGCCTTTATAAGGCCCTATGGCGGCATCTCGGGCGCGCCGATCTCGGCGGTTGCAATCTCTGGCGGCACGTTTAGCTACGTTCTGTCGGATCTCACGGGCGCGCTGAGCGTCACGGATGATGCCGACACGGTTGCAGCAACTGCAACCTTGACGCTCGCCGCGACGGTTGCAATTACCGACGACGCCGACGCTTTGTCGGGCGCTGCAACCATCACGCTGTCGGGCGCTGCGGCAATCACGGAAGGCGACGATACGCTTTCGGCGGCTTCTGGCGTGGCCGTCCTCGGCACGCTGTCGGTTGCGGAAGCGAACGACACGTTCGCAGCCACGGGCGGCGTTCTGGTGTCGGGTACGCTGTCGGTTACTGAAGCCGCTGACACGCTGTCGAGCACGGCGACGGCGACCAACGCGGCCCGCACAAGCCGCCAGTTCAATCTGCGCGGCGTTTCATCTGCGCCCATATCTGCCGCATCGATCGACGGCACGTGGACGTTTGCGGCGGCTGGCCCGCTGCTCGAAGCGAACGACGTTCTCACGGCCACGAGCTTCATCACGCTGTCGGGCGCGGCCAACATCGCCGAAGCCAGCGACACGCTGTCGGCCTTCACTGCGCTTCCCATCGGTGCCAGCTTCAGCATCACGGAAGCCGATGACACGGCGACGGGCACCAGCGTCCGCGTCCTGCGCCGCACGTTCCGGGGCAACCCGGGTGGCGGCAGTCGGCAGGTGTCTGGCAGCGTCTCGGGCGGCGCGCGTATGGGCGGTTCGGTCGGCGGCGGCCGGCGCATCTTCGGGAGGGCGGCTTAATGGCTCTGACGCCAGGCCCTGTGTATCAGGGCATGAGCCTGCGGCTCAAGAACACCTACCGCGACAGCGACGGCGCGTTGATATCGCCCGACGTCGTCAGCATCACACTCTTCACCCCCTGCAACATCGAATACGCGACCTATACCCTCGGGGTAGATGCTGGGATGCAGGAACTTTCGACCGGCAAGTTCGCCTGTGATTTCACGGTCGGCAATGAGCCTGGCGTCTGGCGCTACGAATGGACCGCCACCGACGACGACCTGCTTGTGACTGCCATCGATGCCGGGCGCTTTGTCGTGCAGACGAGCCCTCGCGATGACGTCCGCTC